TTAATATCCATCATGCAACGGCAGGAAACATGTGCGCTTGGACTGTCATAATCTTCCCCCGTTACCTCCGAATGAAAACTCTCGCTGATAGCAACTTCCTGTCCGTTCAATTCCCCACAAATTTCGCAAACTATTTCGTCACCCAGCGCAACCCAAACCTTGAAAGTCTTATTTAAATCTATCAGATCGGCTTCCGCTGCCTGCTCCCAGACTTCCATCTGTCCCTTGTTTATGGCATTAGTAGTCTCAGTCCATGCTATCGTATCGGCTCGCTGTTTTATAAGCTGGTCAGAATATCCACCAACCATCTCGTCAAGTTTTCTCCCTAAGATTCCCTGTTTCTCAAGTCCATTACGATAGTTACTTAAGGCGACCGCCTGCCGTTCATTCAATCCAATTGAACCCCTGATCAATCTTGAAACCGCTCTTGGTGGAAGCCCCTTATCCCAATTTAATCTTATAACTCTATCGACAGCACCAAGCGCATCAGTTTTTAGTTTGCCCTTCAAGAAAGCCAGCCGACTGTCCTTCCACGCTTGTATGCGCGGATTCTTTAAACTGAACGGAATAGCCATCTCCGATATACTGGGAATTATTTTCCTAACCGCCGCCTCAAAGAACGGTTTTGAAACTTTGCCACCTTGAAGTATCGCGTGCTCAAAGTCCTTCTCTAAAGTATTCCTAAGCATAATATCTAACTCATCCCATTTTATCAGATTAAGATTTATCGCCTGCCATTTTCCGTTCGCTATCAGTTCTTCAATATCGTAAAGGTTTATACCCTTTTGGAATTCTTTTAATCCACCTGCAAGATTCCTTCTCATCATAGGCTGAATTTTGTCAACTAATGCGAGTAGAGTCTTGAAGTCGCGCCCGCGATAAACCCGTTTCTCTATCAACTTAAATTGACGATCCTTGATATTTGGAGCAAGACTTGTAATCATTTCACATCCAAAGGCAGATCAGCTATCTGCTTGAGATATTTTTCGAGTATTTCGTTCGGGAATAATTGGACACCCGATAGAGTAAGCGACTGTAAATATCTACCGAGTACATCGAGATTAACCGATTTTATTTCCCCGCTCACGAACTTAGGTAAATTCTCAAGCGATAATCCGTTAAGTTTGAATAATCTTGGAACAGCATATTGATTCAAAACTGAGACTATAGCGTCCACCCATGTCTGGATGGCGTTGAAAAACAGATCGGTTTTATTCGCACTTAAAGCAAGACTCCCGACCTGCTCGTGACCTAAAAGTATGAAATCCGCCAATACTGTCATGGCAATTTCTCGCGACTTTCGCATTATAATCTTGTCCGTATCGAAAGTCTTGGTCCCGGATGAACTTATCAACTGGAACTCGAATTTTGGTTTTCCTTGACTGTCTGTATCCGAAGGCAAACAAATAAAAGCTGTTTCGTCTTGACGCAAATTTCTTAATACGTTTTCAACAGCTTCCAGCATCGCCTTCTCTTGAGGGCTTGCATCACTAGCCATTATCGATGCCGGAACTTTGGCCATAGGAATACCAACAAGATCGCGTTCCGCTCCGATTGCCTCTATGTTTTCGAGGTGTTTTTTAAAATACCATGATCTATACGCATGTCTTAATAGGGAAGCTCCCTCTGGATTATTCTTATATGTAGAAGTTCTAAATAACAATGCCTTCTGGATAGGTATTTCATAGATTTTGAACGTGTTCGGGTCTTGCTGCTTCATTGCCTTGACCCCGCCGTCTGTATCAAATACCCATTCATAAAGAGTATCCTGTGGTCTCAAAGCGAATTTGCGCCAGCCAATCTTGCCATCGGTATATTTGGAACTCGAACCATCTTCTTTATAACCTTGCCTCTTTTTGTACACGGTTTCAAAAAAAGCCCAGCCATAGGGAGACATACTCATGACTTCAGCCATGAAATCCTTCGGCGTGAAGCTCATGTCTCCCCAATTTTCCCGTAGAAAATTAGATTTCTCAACGGATTCCTGATCGTCGTTCGCGGATTGTACAGCGATTTTTACCTGACGGACTAGAAGGTCGATAGCCAATAGCGAAGCTCCAACAATCGAATCATTGCTCGACATCTCCTTGTAAACTTTGATCGCTTTTGTGCCCTTGAGTTCTGTGAGGTATTCTTCACTGACCTGTCCGAAGGTATGTTTAGTTCCCGATACGCCCAATTCATCAAAAATATTTCGAGGCATTAGTCCCCCTTTCAAAAGATAATAAGACTATCTGATTAAAAAATCAAAAATTTCTAAATAAAGATTTCTTTTCTGCTACGGGAATGTTGGCAATCGTATCTCTCAATTGAATTTTACTGAATCCAACTGATGTTGCATCAACTCGGTCATTATGCTTAGACTTGGGAAAGAAGCAAAGTTCGTCAATGTATTCATCACCCATTTTACCTTCGGGAATATTGACCTGCCTAATTTCGATAATGGGACTTACCGCTAGAAATCTTGAAATCTTATCCGAATCGACATGAACCGCATGTATTCCCTTAACTTCGGTTTTCAACGTGTCAATAACCGATTGAGCACTAGCAGCATCTTCGATATAAATTTCCCTGACTTTAGGAAATGCAAAATAAAGACGGCGAAGCTCCTTACATTGGTCATTGAATCCGACTCTCGCCCTAAATTCTTCAATTAAATAAAATTCATTATTTAATATTCCCCAAACATGGATCACACAATAAGAACCTGTATCAGTTTTCTTGTATGTTAAATCCGCAGCCATAAACATACGATCACAATCGGGACAAGTTGAATATCGTTTGAAATTTTCCCTCTTAACTAAATTCCCTTCTGGGAATGAAGGATTTAACAAGTAAAGTGCTTGAAAGAAAAACGATCCAATTTCTTTTTTCTTAATTTCAAGAGCCGACGTATCGAATCTATCTGGGCAAAGAGCTTTCCCATTTTCATCAAGAGCAGGGAATTGAACAATCAACCAATTCTCAGTAGAATTATTCCGTAAATAACCCAGAAGATCGTTCGGATGCCAGGGAGTTCCGAGAACAACTATATTTGCGTTCGGTTCTGCTCTAGTATAAAAAGTTGATTTATACCAATCAACATTTCGTTCTTGAATTGTCGGAGATGAAGCCTCTTCCCAATTCTTTACCGTATCATCCAATATTAAAAGATTGCCACCCTTTGAGGTAATAGCTCCACCTATTCCACATGTCGTCATACTACCTAATCTACCTCGAATTTTCCAATCTGATTTTGCAGCCGTATCTTCTGCAACTTTGAGTTCGGACATTTCATTATCTTCAATTTCTTGTTTAACAAGTGCCCCCCATTGCTTTGCAATTGCATCCGAATAACTCCCAAGAATTATTTTTCTATCTGGAAAATGATGTAGAAACCAGAACGGAGTCCAATGTGAAATAAGCTCCGATTTGCCATGACGAGGAGGCATCAAAACTATTATTCGAGCATTCCCTAAAAAAATTCTTCTAGCAATTATTTTAGAGGCATAGACAAGATAATCATAGGGCTTCCATCTGTTATTTGATGCTACTTCGGCTATTGTGTGTGGATACTTCCAACAAACTTTCTTGACGAGTTCATTCTTTAGATTCATCTTTAAGGATATTATAGAACGCTTTGTTCAACGTTTCAACTCTTATGGGATTTTCCTTATCTCCAGAAATCTCAACTTGATCCTTAACCTTGCCTATCACTCGATTAAGCAACGCTTCCAAGCGCATAGGATCACCATGAGAAGCGGATTTATAGATTATCGAGGCAATGACCTGCTTAAAGGAAGTATATTTCCCTGTTTTATCCTCTGCAATCTTTTTGAGTGCGGATAAATCCATGTGCAGAAGTTCATTGATAAACTTTTCGAGTTCATCACCGATAATTGTTTTAATATCTTTGAGCGCACCTTTCACGCGAGGGCGACCTTTAGGATTGCCTGATTGCCCTTTTTTAAATTGCTTGTCATGTTTAAGCTTTTTTTTGAACATCAACTGTTTCTCGACTGATAATATATCACTTAGGCTTTCTAAAAACAAAAGGTTGGCTTTTCTTCCCAGTTAATTTTTCCCATCTATCTATTATCACCTGACAATATTGAGGGTCTATCTCCATCATTCGGCATTGTCTTTCAGTCTTTTCGCAGGCGATTAAGGTGCTTCCGCTTCCACCGAAAACATCGAGTACAATCATATCATGCAAAGTGCTGTTTAAAATAGCATTAATCATTAATTCAACTGGTTTCATTGTTGGATGTAAATCAGATTTTTGAGGTTTTGCGATATCCCAAACACTAAATTTGAATTGACCGTTACCATAGAATTTATGTTTATTAAACCATCCATAAAGCAACGGCTCATGTTTGTAATTGTAATCTGTACGCCCAAGCACATGGTTATTTTTATTCCAGATAATCATGTGGCGCATTCCCAAGCCTGACTTTTGCATCATCATCATCATCATCATCAATAGCTCTCCACCTTGTGGGCTACATATATAATAGGAATTGTATGAAGCTAGATAATCTTTTATGACTGAAAAAACTTGGAACCAAAGACCGCCCATATCTTCCACAGATTTTGCATCGTTTTCTATCTCTTTTTGATTCCTATTCCCGTTATCCCACTTGTTTAAGTCTTCGTTTTTGCTGGAATAATCCACTCCGTATGGCGGGTCTGTAAAAATCATATCTACCTTTTCCCCTTGCATCAGTTTTGCAACATCTTCTTTTTTAGTCGCGTCGCCACATAAGACCCTATGATTTCCAAGAGCAAACATATCCCCAAGTTTAATTTTGGTTTTCCTAACTTCAGGAATTTCATCATCTTCTGGATTTATAACAACATTTTCCCTTTCAATTAAATGCTCCAATGGCGGGATATTTATCAGTCCCCCGATTTCTTCCAGATTAATGTCCTCAAGTTCTATAAATTCACCGAATCCTTTTTCATCATAATCCTGATACTGGCTGGCGATGGTCAAGAGTTTCTCTTTGGCTTCCTTGCGGTTTTTGGCTTTTATCCAGACAACAGGGAGTTTAGGAATTGTGAAACCTTCCTTTTTGAGTTCCTTTAGGACTCTTAAGCGTCCGTGACCGTCGAGGCAATTATTTTGCTTTCCATTTTTCCAGATGAATATTGGCGCGCTGAATCCATATTTCAGAATTACATCTCTGAGTTTTTCAAAGTTCTTTTTGGTAAGATTCTTTAATTTTCCTTGAAATTCAAATATCTCATCAAGTTCAAGCTCTGACGCACCCTTGCATTTAATCTCGATGGTTTTCATTTCTCTTTGAATAGTTTCAATTCCGTCCTCTCGAATTTTCCGCTCCTCTTGAAGAAATAGGTCTTGTCCCTGCACTCCAGAAAACATTTGCCTTTGTCCAATCCCTCATTGAAAGGTTCGCGAATCGCTTTAAGTTCCTTGATATACTTTTTATAGTCTGTGTAATCCTTCCAGCTTTTCTTCTCTGGATTCATTGCTTTAAATTCGGCATTGCAGGCATTTGGACTATGTTTGATTTCTCTTTACTCATTTGGATATATTTCTCGGCAATCTCCGTACTGACTTCTGTAAAGAAATGTATCATGATCGGATTCTTCTGCTCCTGTTGCCATATCAGGGGATGCTTCTGTACAATGGCGTTTATAATTTGATTACCCGACTGTCCAACAAGCGGTTTAACAATAATCACCATTGCATTTACGAACCAGTATTTTTTCTCTTCCATTCATCACCTCGGTTTTATAAAACATTTCCCTGACTGATAATCATTATTTCTCAGACAAAAACAACTACACCCACATATCGAATTGGAATAGCAACTGCCGGTAAAACACCAGATACAATTTGATTTCTTTGGCTGCAAAACAATTAAGATTAATATTAGCACGATAAAAACTAAGCACCAAATTATCTTTTTCATTGTTTGCCTCCAAAATCCTTTTCCATCTTGCTTGAATATAATCTGTTAAGAGTCAGCGTTTTTCTATGCAACGCAAACTCTAGCTCGTCAAGGCTTCTTATAACCCAAGAGTAACCACCAATCCTATAATGAGATTCAAGAAATTCTCTTTGATTCTGCGTCTAGTAAGTATCAAGAGTTTTAATTTCGCATGCGATTGATTTTCCATCAATAACAATCCAATAATCGCTGATACCCTTAGTTGTTGCCAATCCAATATTATGGATTCTTCTAAACCAAATCTTTTTATATCCGAGATAATCTGAGATCGCCTTGCAAATATCGTTTTCCTTTATTTTGAGTTTTAGAATCATTTAAACAACCTCATTTTTATCTTTTTTCCACAAAAATGACAAAATTTCATATTATTCTCTTTAGGATTTCCTTCTGTGATCGCATAGTCCTGCTCACATGAAGTTGTCCAGTAACCATCTTCATTTTCAATCCACAAACATATTTCGAGTTTTTCTCTTTTTTTATTAATCATTGGCTTCCTCCCTTTAATACAACTCATCAATATTTCTTTTGGATTTACGTACTTTCCTGCATCACTATCACCACTTACACCCATACTTATAATATCTCCATTCATGTCTTTTTCGATTCTCATTTAATGAGTTTCCCTTCTTTATCGAAGTGAACGTAACCAACAAAAATAGTTTTTCCTCTCGTACCATCTCCTATTCCACATTCTATCCCTTTACTTTTAAGGAAGGATTCAAAGGATTTAAGATCGGAGATTTCTTTTTCAACATCTTTATTACAATCATGACAATGAAATACTTGTGTTTCTACTTCGATTGTCTTTGTTTTAAATGTTGAAGTATACAATTCATTTCTGCATATATCACAAATCATTTCTTATCCTCCTTAACTAAAGTTTTGATAAAATCTAAAAGTTTGTCTATATAACAAACATACTCTCCATAATAAGCAAAGGCATGCTGTCCTTTATCAAACCACTCCTTAATCTTTTTAATATCTTTTTTTGTCATAAGTTATCTCAATCTGAAGGTGTTTGTAAATTGTTTCACACCATCTTTAGCAAATATTTTTATTGGAACATCCACCCAATATTGTGAAAATACCGTTACGATTCCTTTAATAATTTCTGAAGTTAGATATTCCTTTCCCCTTTTTATTGTGAATGAAATTCCCTCTTTATCCATTATCGTATAATCTTCTTTGCATAACCTATAATAAGTTTTCATCCCACCAATTCCCTTCCTCTTAATCTGGATATTGTCTGCATTGATAACAAAATCTATGACCCGACTTCCAATCTTTTTTAGATATGACAATCCCGCAACCACAATGCCAACGGTTATTGTAAAAGTTTATATTCTTTTTTCTTTTGGATTTCTTGCTCTTTTTCATCCCACTAATTCCTTTCATTGGTTAGGGGTACAGAATTTGAGGGCTAAGGTTGTAACAAATTTCTTTGAATAATCACCGCAATAGAGGCAAGTTTCATCTTTATGAGAATAACAATAATGGTGTGTTATAAAATGTCTTAATTTATCTAATATAAATTTTTTCTCTTTCTCCGTCAACGCTAGACAGGTACGACCCTCTGTATATGTTTTATCTTTTTTCATATTCTCCCTTTCCTAAAAGAGAAGGCAAGGCTAGAGTCGTGGTAGCAACCCTAGCCAAATGAAACAGCGAAAGTTTTCTATGTGGTACTGATTCATTCATGGCTTGCCTCCTGAATATAGCGTTTTAATATTTCCACAACCTTTTTCTTATCAACTGCATCCTTCATATAAATAGAAAATTCTCTTTCACCATTCAAAGTCTGGTAATATTCATAATGTGCGAATAGTAAAATACTGTTTATTTCTTCCAATTCACTTTTTGTTAGTGGCATCTATGTCCTCCTTCTCGGTTTCTTTTCTTATTTTGTCACAGGTTTTTTTAGACAGTAAGTCAGTACAATCTCTTGCTTCATTGAATTTCATTTCTCTCTTTTGGAA